CGATTCCGTTACGCGTATGTGGAGGTGGCCAGGAAAAACGGGAAAACAAGTTTCGCCGCTGCCATTGCCCTTTACATGATGACAATGGACGGAGAGGACGGAGCCGAAATTTACACGGCCGCAACCAAAAGGGATCAGGCTAAAATCTGCTGGACGGAGGCCCGGAACATGGTTTGTAAAAGCCCAGCGCTATCGAATAAGATCGCCAGGTTTCAGTCGGCGTTGACGATGGAAAGCACCCTGTCAAAGATGGAACCCCTGGCGGCTGACAGCGACAAATTAGACGGCCTTAACCCATCGTTTGCCGTGATTGATGAGTTCCACGCGCATAAAACGGATGATCTTTACAACGTATTGAAATCGGCCACGGGGTCGCGGAAACAGCCGATGTTATTCACCATCACCACGGCGGGATTTGATAAGTTAGGCCCGTGTTATTCGATGCGAAGAACATACATAGACATCCTTAAAGGCATAAAGGAACAGGATAATACGTTTGTAATTATATTCACACTTGATGAGAATGACGATTGGAAAGACGCAAAAAACTGGACAAAATCAAATCCGAACATTGGAATAAGTGTTAAGACTGAATATTTGCAGGAAGAATTTACATCGGCAATAAACCGGGGCGGGTCTGAAGAGGTCAATTTCAAAACAAAGAACCTTAATCAATGGGTTGACGCGCCGACCGTCTGGATTCAAGACGAGAAGGTAAGAAAGTGCAGCCACGGGACCACCGACGCCGATCTGGTTGGGCAAACCTGTTACGCCGGGTTGGACCTTGCGAGCCACGTTGACATAACGGCATTGGCCCTGTATTTCCCGGAAAAGAAAGCGATAAAAGTTCATTATTGGATTCCAGAGGCGAAAGTTGAGGAGGAAGCCGACCGGGTGGATTATAAACGATGGGTGAACGAGGGGCGTATCTTCACCACGGAGGGCAACGTAATTGATATTGACCAACAGACGGAAGATGTTTACCGGATAATCAAGCGGTACAATTGCCGGAATATTGCCTTTGACCCTGCCAAAGCGTACCACGGCACGATACAAAACCTTCAAAAGAAGGGGTTAGCGAGCATATTGGATGAGTTTAAACAGGACATCAAAACGATGTCAGAACCCACAAGGGAATTAGAGCGGTTGGTGAGTTCGGCCGGGGTTGATCTGATGGGTGACCCGGTGATCCGTTGGATGTTCAGCAATGCCGTGGCGGTGAAGGATGCCAACGACAACATAAAACTGCATAAAGCCAAATCACAGAATAAAATTGACGGTTTGATCGCGATTGTGAACGCAATCGGGGGTTACAGTTCGGGAGTTAAGCCGGAGCCATACAAAAACAGCGAATTGAAATTCTTAAATATCTGATTTATGAGGTTACTTGTTTTGACACCTACGCGTGATGATACCACTAGCCTGTACAGGGCGGCCGGGGTGATGAAGGATTTACAAAGGAAAATGCCCGATCTTCAATACGACCTCGAGGATTTGGATTCGATCAAAAAATTAACGTGGTCGGTTCTGAAATTGTACGATGTTATTTACCTGCAACGGCCGTACAAGTCGCAGAACCTTGTGGCATATTGCAAAGATTTGGGGATTCCGATTTGGGTGGATTACGATGACAACATTTTGGAATTGCCCCGGATCAACGAACGGGCCACGGAAGTTTATTCCAATGATCCGATCCGTTCGCAGTTAAAGGAAATTGCCAAGATGGCCACGGTCGTGACAGTAAGCACGGCGGAATTAGGGCGGTATTACGGGCAGTTCAACAAAAATGTGAAGGTAATCCCGAACGCGTTGGACATTGAATATATCGGTCAGCCGCGGGAAAAGGTAAATGAAAAGAAGGTGATTATGTGGCGGGGCGGTGATTCCCACCGTGGCGATGTTTACCGGTTCTCCAATCAGATTTTCCCGGCCGCGTTGCGGGCTACGGATTGGTCGTTCTTATGGGCCGGTTTCAATTTTGCCGAACGGATGGCGTGGTATTTCGGTCGTGACATTCTTCTGGATGATTTGGCCGATGCCTTTGGAAACAACGTATATGAACCGGCGAAGGACCCGACCCATTATTTCCGGTGGATTCGTGACATTGGCCCCAGGGCGTTACATTTTCCCCTGGAGGATTCATTGTTCAACCGGTGCAAGTCGAACATCGCCGCGTTGGAGGGTACATGGTCGGGGGCGGTTTGCCTTGTGCCTGATTGGGAAGAGTGGCAAATCCCCGGCACGATCCGGTATAACAATCCGGTTGAGTACGGCGAAAAGTTAAAAATGATTTTGGAGGAGCAATTCTCATTCAACAAATACCGGGGGCAGGCATTGGAATACATTATGGAACATTACCGCCTTTCCCGGATCAATAACATGAGGAAGGATTTGATTAACGAATTGATGAATACAAAGTCATGATTGCAGCCCGACATATCAGGATGTTGACGAAGCAGGGTTTCATAGGCTTGTTCTGGGAAGAATTGGCGCGTATGCGAAAAGTGGATGCGACGATTACCCATGAGCAGGTTTATGAAATTCTGGAGGGCGAATATCAGCAGATTTTCGGGTTACGGCGTTATGCAAGTTTTCGGAGTTTTAGGGATAACAGGGATAGGTGAATCAAATATTTTTTAACCCGAACATAAAAAAGTTTGTTATTAACAAATTGACACGCGCCTAAAATAAAATAAACTTTGTCCCGATAGTTGAATTTTAGGGATGAATATAGCGGATTGGATCGGCAATAAGGTCTTTGAGATTGCGAAAAAACGCGGTTATTATGTAATGCCCGCGTCTAATTATATCCCTTCATTTGCAGGGATTAACGCCGCCGGTCAAACCGTAAACCATGACACCGCCCTAACCTTCACGGGGGCATTTGCCGCAATCAGCATAAAGGCTGAAAACCTGGCATCCCTGCCGAAATACGTTTACGAACGCACCTCCAACGGCAAAAAAATCTTATCAAATCACCCCGTTTACAAATTAATCCATTTTAAGCCGAACAGTTATCAAACCGATTTCGTGTTTTGGGAATACCTGGAGGCATCGGTTGCCGGTTGGGGAAATGGGTACGCGGTGATTGAATCAGGCGGAAACGGTTACCCCAAAGCATTGCACCCGGTTGACCCGTCATCCGTTTCAATCCAACGCACGGGATTTGATTTAACGTATGTTGTCTCCGATGGCCCCGCCGCCGGTCGTTATCTTGCTGATGAGATCCTTCACGTTAAATTATTCACAAAAGATGGCATTGTTGGCATTGATCCGATAACATACCACGCGCAGAGCATTGGCATTGGTCTGGCCGGTCAATCCTTTGCATCGGAATATTTCACCAAAAAAGGGGCGTTAAGGGGCGTAATCGAAACGGATGCCGAGTTGTCGGATGCCAATTACATGAAGGTTGCCGAAAGGATCAGCCGCGCCGGTGACCACGGTACACCGGTATTGGAATACGGATTAAAATATAAATCCATCGGCATTTCCCCGGATGCGGCGCAGGCAATTCAAACGCGGTTGTTCTCAATACAGGATGCCTCACGGATTTGGAAAGTTCCGGTCAGCCTTTTGGCGGAACACACCCACAGCACATTCACCAACACGGAGCAACAGGATATTCAGTTCGTGAAATACGGTTTACGCCCCGAATGCAAGCGGTTTGAAACGGAAATCGAAACCAAATTATTTGCACCGGGAGAAGCCGACCGCATTGATGTAAAATTCGATTTACAGGGCCTTTTGCGGGGTGATTCCGCATCACAGGCAAATTGGTTCCGCACGGCCATCAATGGCGGGTACATGAGCCGTAACGAAGTGCGTGAGCAGTTAAACCTTGACCGCGTGGAAGGTCTCGATGATTTCCTTGTCCCGTCGAATATGACACTATCCGACCTTTTGTAACAATTTAACAAAAACGAAAATGGAAAATAAGGCATACATCTCCGGGGAAATCCGGGCATTCGACCGGGCGAAGGCGGAGGAAACCCGCACCGTTGAATTTATCATCAGCGATGAGACCCGCGACCGCCACGGCACGGTGATACCAATTAAGTCGTGGAACATCGAAAATTACAACAAAAACGGGATCGTCGGCTACCAGCATGAGGTATATGGCGGATGGGGAGAACCAAACCCAGATTTAATACTGGGGCGCGGTGAGGCATATCTCGAAGATGGGAAACTCATCGGGCGCGTCATATTTGAACCCGCGGAGATCAATCCCCTTGCCGAAAAGATATTTCAGAAGGTGTTGCACGGCACATTAAAAGCCACATCGGTAGGATTCCGCGAAACCGTCAGGGGAGCATGGGGCGAAGATGAGGAGGCCGTAAACGGGAAAAGGCCGACCTACTATTTCGGTGAGGTGGAATTGCTGGAATTTTCCATCGTGAACATCCCATCGAACCCCAACGCATTGCGCCGGAAAATCGAAGAACAACAGGAAACGGATCGGGTGACCGAATTAACCGGGGAATGCGAACGATTGGGCGGTCAGATCATCAGCCTCCAGAAAGAGGTCGATTTCCTAAAAAAAGTGATTGAATATTACAAAAATAAGGGCCTTTGAAGGCTAAATAATTAACAATTAACACATTTTACAGATGAAGAAGTCCGATGTTTTGAAACAGGAAAGGGCGGCCATCGAAAGCAAAATCAATGATTTAGTCGAAAAGGCCACCCGAAATGAGGCAGAAAATGCCGAATTTGACACTTTACGCGCCGAATTTGAGGCGAAAACCAGTGAGATTGAACGGGAAGAATACGTTGAGAAGTTTCAGGCAAACCGTACCGCCCCGGTGATCCACACCAATAAAACCACGCCGAAGGATTATTCCTTTCGCAAGGCGATTTACGACATGGCATATGGTGGAGGCCTTACCGGTTTGGAAAAAGAGATGCACGAAGAAGCCAAGCGGCATAATTCCGGTATTCAGGGGATTGGCGTTCCCGAAATGATTATCAACAGCCGTGCCGACCTTGTGGCCGCGAGTTCCGTTGTTGTCGCAACCGACACCGTGGATTTCATTGACAGTTTGAAAGCCCGTTTGGTTGTCGTGCAGGCCCGTGCCCAGGTTATGACCGGTCTGAAGGGCAATCTCTCGATTCCACGTTTGACCTCCGGTGCCGCCACGTGGGAAGGTGAGAATGACGATGCCAACGATTTCGCCGCCTCTTTCGATGCCGTAACCATGTCTCCGAAGCGTTTGGCAGCATATCAGGCATTGAGCAAGCAGTTGCTGATTCAATCCTCATATTCCGTTGAGAACCTGATTCGTCAGGATATGATCAACGCGATTGCCGTGGCCGTTGATGATGCCGCCATCGAAGGGGGTGCAACGGGTATGCCTACCGGTATTTTGAACACCTCCGGCATTGGGTCTGTTATTTGCAACGCCGCCACGGGTGCCGGGGAAGCGATCACGTTCGCCGACATTATTGCCCTTGAAAAAGAGGTGGCAATTGATAACGCCGACATCAACGCCCTTGCGTTCCTTGCCAACCCGAAAGTACGGGCCGCGCTGAAATCAACAGTCGTAGGTTCTGACCAGAGAATGGTCTGGACAGACGATAACAGGCTGATGGGATACCCGGTGTATGTCACTACCCAGGTACCGAGCGATTTGACGAAAGGAGCCGCCACGGGATTGTCTGCGATGATCTTCGGTAATTTCAATGACCTGATGATTGGTCAATGGGGAGGTCTGGATATCATCGTTGATCCTTACACCGCCGCCGGGAAAGCCCAGGTGAAGATCTGGACTAATTCATGGTGGGATGTGGCAGTAAGACACGCCCAATCGTTTGCCGCGTTGAAAGACGGCGTAGCATAGTCTGAAATCTGATTCCATATAAGGGGGCGGTAATTGCGCCGCCCCTTTTATCAAAAACCACCAACGATGAGAATTAAGATATTACATCCAATCAGGGGAACCAGTTTTTTCGGCGGGGAGGTCATTGATGTAAATGAATCCTACGGATCGGAATTGGTCGCCGCGGGTTCCGCCCTGATGATCCCTGACACGGAAATTGAACCCATTCGACCGATAAAGGCATATGTTCGGGAGGAGGAAACAGTAAAAAGAACGGCATTAAAAACGCGTAAATGACAACATCCCGTATCATCGCCGCCGCCACAGGATTACCGGTAACGTTGACCGACGTTAAAACCGATTTGGGGATTTACCACGATGAAAAGGATTCCACGATTGTAACCCTGTTGGAAGCCTCCGTTTCGTTTGCGGAGCGGTTCACGGGGCAAATATTCCGTTATCCTGGGGAAACGATGGTGCAGACGGTTGCCGATTTTTCGACCGTTGATTTGGATTATTCGCCGGTTACAGGGGTGACGGCGGTAACGTATTACAACAGTGCAAATCAGGAAACGACATTGCCAACGGGTTCATATACGGTTATGAATGCGCAAATACCGGCACAGATAGAATTTTCATCAACGCCGGTAACGTACAACCGGCCGGATGCGGTGAAGATCCAATATGTGGCAGGGTACACAACACCGCAAAGCGTACCGGCGGATGTTCGCACGGCGATTCTTTTAATCGTTCGGCATTTATATGAGGCATCGGGTAACCCGGTTAAGCAGATGCCAACGGCCGCAGAGTGGATTCTGCGTAACCATAAAGTTCATTGATAAGAATAAGCGAGTTTTTTCATAGTGATTGTTTTTGATTGAGTGAGTAGCCCCCGATCCAGAGGGGTCGGGGGTTTTTTGAAGAAGGAAGAAGATGGAAAAGAAACAGGCATTTAACGAGTTCATAACGTACTACCAGCCGACCCGGACAAAGGATTCATTGGGACAGATGGTTGAGACGTTTACGCCGTTTCAAAAGGCCTTTGTTTCGTTTGAAAAATATGTCGGCAATGAGGAAGCCCGCGGGGAACAGATCGCATGGTCGCAGTATTACCTGATTATGGGGCATTACATCGCCGGTATTGATACCACGTACCGGATTCTTTACGATGGGGTGTATTACGCAATCCTTGATGTTGAATATTACGGCAACCGCAAATTTATGATGATCAAAGCTGATAAAATTATTGAATGAGTAGCGGGATAAACATACGGGTTGAAAGCGAAGGCACAAAGGAACTCATGGAGATCCTGGATAAATTGCCCGTTAAGGTTGGGATAAAGGTATTACAACCCGTATTACGTAAAGCCGCCCGCCCGTTACAGGAAGAAGTTAAACAGAATTTACCGGATCAATTCAAAGCATTAGACCGCGCAGTCACGACAAAAAACATGAGAAGTTTTGCGGGTGTTAAAACCGGAATTTACACAAAGAGGGTTGTCGTTTATTTGCGGGGAGCGAAAGGCTCAAATATTGAATTTGACGCATATTATCCCCTTTATTGGCACAATTACGGGACATTGGGCCGACGCGATCCGACCCATAAATTCACAAAACCAGTCAGCACAAAAGCACATATGTTTCCCGGAATCCGGCCGCTCCGATTCATCCAAAAGGCGTATGATGAACGATTCAGGGAGGTGGTTCAATATGCCGAAGATAACCTATTGAAGGAGGCGGAGAAGTATTTAGACCGGGCAAGTGCAAGGTACATTAAAACATTGGCAACACCATGATTTTAGAGGCCTTACATACGAAAATTAACGCGGTGATCAACGCCTACGCAATGATAGGTGATATTGACGCGGTGGTTCCGTTTGCGGTGTATTCCGCAGATCAGGCCGTATTACGATCAAAGGGAGGTATTGAAGGGTATGAATACACGGTGCGGGTTTCCGTTGTTTCCGAAAATCTGAATGAGTGCCTGACGAAATCCGGGTTAATCAAAACGGCAATTGAATCCCTGATCGGAACAACGACAAACGGCACCACATTTGATATTATCCAGAAGCAATCGGAAACGCAACGCCCGGATACCTCCACGATGAGGTATATAAACGATTTTTCTTATTTGATAACAACACAAAATCCATAAAGCGATGGCAAACACAAAAGTAAAAGGGTACAACATTTTGCTGACGGTTGGCGGAAAGTCAATTGTCGGCACAACGGCGGACACGTTCAGTGGCGGGGGCGTGTTAAAGGAGAGCATCCAGAAATCCGACGCAGGCCAAACGGTTTATAGCAATGCCGGTTTTGAAGGATCTCACAGCGTAAACGCGTTTGTGTATAATGGATCAGCTGCGTCCGGGGAACTCAATGTAGAAAGCCTCATGAAAAATTGCGCCACTAACGCCACGGGAACGTATGTTCTTGCATTTGGCACGACGGTAGGAGATCCGAAAATCACAGGGACCTGCACATTCGACAGTTTCACGTTAAATTCCGATTCGGAGAATTACGCGGATTGTACCGTGGATATTACGATCACATCGGCACCAACAGTTACAACCGTTTAAATTTAAAATGATATGGCACTAACTAAAGAATTAGGTTATAATTGCCTGGTGACCTTTGGAGGGGATAAGATCGCCGGGACCACATCGGATTCATTTACCGTTGCCGGGAAATCCGAGGAGACAATAATGAAATCCAATGTCGGGGTAAAGCAAAAGGATAACATCGGTACAGATGCAAGTTTTTCAATCAATGCTTATGTGATGAAAGGCACGGAAGCTGGTTGGCTTAATGTTTCGGATGTAATCACTAATTGCGCCACGAACGCATCAAGGCCGTTCATCATGACCATTGGCGGTACGGATGCCGGTGATGCGAAAGTTACAGGCACGGCGGTTTTCAAATCGTTTACGATCAATTCCGATTCCGAGAATTACGCGGATATGTCGGTTGAGATCCAGGTACAAGGCACTCCGGTAATTACCCATTCATAAAACCACATTGACCATGCTAAATGACTATGTTGAGATAAGCGGCGAAGATTACCGGATTGAATGGAATTTCAACGCGATTGCCCATTTCACAAATGAAACAGGCACCAAATTTTCCGAGATTGACAATATCGGGAATTGGGGGGCGGATATGATGTTGAAGTTCATATACGCGGCATTGGTTGAGGGTGAACGGTTGGATGGTAAAAAATTCCCGTTCGATCTTGAAACCTTTGGTGCGATGATTCAGGTGACGAACCTGCCGGTATTTTTTGAGATTTTCAAATCTCAGATCGCAGGACAAACAGCCGAAATAAAGGCAAAAAAAAAGGAATCAAATCCGGCGGTTCACCAACCATAGACGAATTGTTGGGGATGGGTATCGCCTATTTAGGGTTGAAACCAGCGGAGTTCTTTGAGTTGAGGGTCGGTTATTTTTACGCGGCGTTGGATGCGTGGTCACGGCACGAATTAAACAAACAACGGTTCACGGCCGAGATCCAACGGATGCAGACGACCGACCTGCTTAACATTCAGTTGAAGAAAAAAGACCGGGTAAAGCCGGGGCAGTTGTGGCGGTTTCCGTGGGATGATGAAGATGGTGGGGCGGATGATAAGCCAATGACGGCGGAAGAAATCAGGCGGCACAATGAGGAGATTTTGAAAAGGTTATCAAATGGCGGATAAGGAAAGAAAACTAAAATGGCTACTTTGGGCGGATGCTCAAAAGTTTAAATCGGGTCTCCGGGATGCGAAGGGGGAATTATCATCGTTTCAAAAATCCACCAGTTCGATGTTTTCCGGAATCCAAAAGGCCGCCATTGCCGCGTTTTCCGTTACCGCCGTTTTCCAATATGCAAAGGTAGCGGTTCAGGCCGCAAATGTTCAGTTACAGGCAGAGGCAAAACTAACAACCGCATTGCAGGGGCGTGCCGACCTTACGCGGGAATTAGGTCGATTAGCCTCAGAATTGCAGGGCAAAACACTGTTTGGTGATGAAGCCACATTAGAGGCGGCCGCGCAATTGGCCATGTTCGTAAAAGAGGAGGAGCAGATTAAAAAACTTTTGCCGCTCATCCAGGACATGGCACAGGCCAAAAATATGGATTTGGTTCAGACGGCCGGATTGGTAGCCAAGACCATCGGATCGTCAACCAACGCGCTAAGCCGTTACGGGTTGGAAATTACGGGTGTTGCCGGGAGTTCTGAACGTGCAGAATCGGCAATCGAAGCATTAAACGGAACATTTAAAGGATTTGCGGAAACGGCGGCAAAGACCGGATCAGGGGAGACTACACAGTTGAAAAATGCCATTGGTGACCTCAATGAAATGGTTGGGAATTTCATCATCACCTGGCAGAATTTCCTTGCAACCAGCAAACTTGTAAACGGGGTTCTTTCAGAAACAAATAAGACGCTCACCATCCTCTCCGCATGGGGTGATTTTTCATTCTGGGAACGGTTTTTCTCTCCGTTTGAAAGTCAATCAAAGACCTACGCTCGGGCATTAAAGA